TCAACATCACCACTGTGAACTGCCGCGCGAGTATTCGGACCGACTTTACCATCTGGCTTCGTTCCGCTGATTTCTTGCAGCATACGAATGGCATTAGTCGCACCATGCTGCACTGCCGAATCAAACGCATACAAAGCGATAGCGCCAGACCATTCAGGACAGTAGGCGGGCTTCCAGTAGTTGGTGTAATAGAGTCGGACAATCTTATCGAGCGTAAGAGAAGCGATATCGATACCAGGGAAAGCACGCTTACTGATGCCGCCCTTAGTTTCACCACCAGGGTCTTTAGGATTGTTGACGTAGCCTAGCTCTGGCTTAGGGGTTCCGTCACGATGAAGTGCGCCTTCCTCAATAAGGATAAAGCGCACTGCATGACAGAACTCAGGCGTGTAGCCTTTAGTAGAAAACGGAAAGTTTGAAGACATAAAAAAGCACAACCATTAACTGTGACATTAAGAGGATTGTGCTTTTTATTTAGATGCTGGAGTAATTAATGCGAATTGTTGCTTTTATCTACGATTTATTTTTGATGGCTTCTTTCATATCTTTAAATCCTTTGCTTGAAAAGCAAGCTTTTACTTCATCGGTAGATAAGCAAATGTTATTTCCATTTATTAATTCTTCAACTATTGAATCCTGTACAAAGTCATTGTCAGGAAATGCAACCGCAACACCTCGCTCAAGACATTGCATTAGAAAATTATTGTAAGAGCCTAGAACAAGCATGTTACCAAAAGGTTCAGGATATTTTTCGTACATATAACATGTATCGATTGGGAAAAGTATACCAAAAGCTAATGAATTATCATCTCTTACGCTGTCGCGGATTATTGCATCCACAGTACCTCTGGTCATCTCTTTTGAAACATATCCAGCCCATTTTTCACTTTTAACCCAATCCCCATATTGCTCAACATCTTCGCTTGCATACGACAGTGAGAAAGCTGATGCCAACATGGCAAAAAACAATATTTTCATGAACACTCCTTAAAATAGATTCGGTTGTCTGTTTCTAATCTCTCTACTGCGCATCTTAGCAATTACACGATAGATGTGCTGCATACTCTTATCATATTTTCTTGACAGCTCTTCAACATTGTTGCCTGTGAATTCATGCCATATAGAGAGATTCATTATCTCGGATTCTAAGTGCCTTCCGCGAGGTAAGTAAAGCTGAACACCGCCGAACTCTTTACAAATGCGATTCAAAAGCACGATGGCTAACCGGGAGTCAACATCGCTCTTCATTAGTTCATCTTTAAACATGGCATACATTTGGCGCATTGCCTCCGGCCATCGTTGAGACTCTTCGTCACTTACTAGCTTGTCAACTTCATCTAAGCTGACGTTCGCATAACCAAATAGGTCGCCGTTATCTTCATTGCTCATACTTACCTCCAGATACAAAAACGCCCCCAATCAGGAGGCGTTTTTAATATACATCAGCGCAAGTATGGTTAAGAGTCAGTATCAAAGCTTTCTACATAATTTTCTGCATAAAACTCAGCCAATTTATCATAGCCAGCTGGGCCAGTAAGGTCATTGTTTCTTGGTATCTTGCCGCCCTTTGCGATAATCGCGTCACACATTAAGCGATAGTGCCATTTTTTAAGTGACTCCAAAACTTCCGCTGCTTGATATGGCTTTAGCCACATCGCACGTTCAATGCCTCGGCCATTGCTTCGGGTTGTCATACGGCGAACGTAGGCATCAATCGCCGCGTCGCTGCCATTGCGAACAAAGCCTTGCTTATGCATCGTAATCCAAATCGCTTTTATCTTGGTGACTTCGAGCGCTTTTGGCTGTGGCTTTTTCTGTTTTGGTTTAAAGCCCAAAGCCTTAAGGTGATCAAGCACTTTGGAAAGCTGCCACTGGCTCAAGTTCTTAGCGCTGTTTTGACCTGTGATATTGACTAACATCGCGCGGTAAGTATCGTCATCCATTGCCAGTTCGCGCTTACCGATTTGAACAAGTTTGAGTAAATTACTCATAATGTTATCCCGCCCGAAATTTCTACGTGTTCAACTTCTTTGGTTTCATAGTCTGCCATCAATGAGACTGAAACCGACGACTCAAGCTCACATGAAAGTGGCAACTCTGGATTAAAACCAGAAAGCACTTCAATTAATTCCCCAACAGTTTCTATTTCCTGATAGTTATCGACGCCTATTAACATAAAACCTCCTAAGCCGCTTTGGATTGAACACGCTGGTGCTCTGCGGTACACGCTTTGCACCAAGTTTGAAGTCCATCTGGTCGCGATAAGCACTCAGCCCAAAACAGCGTATCTTGAGGCCAAAACTCACCACACCGAGGGCAAAGCTTTTCGAGGCCCAATTGTGGGTGTAGCTTGGCACGACCATTCGCTAAGCGGCGCTTTAATAAACCAGGCTTCATCAGTGGCGTATATTCACCAAACATAAAACCCTCCTCATGATGAAATTGGCTGCTCATCAGTACCTAGCAACCACGCTAGGCAGACAAGCAAGGCGAACCTTGCTTGTTTCGCTTATTGGTCAGGATTCCAACCAAGTTCTTTTAGCTTTTCGGCAATAGTGCTTTTCTCACCAAGCGGATCTTGGCCCAGCGACTGCATTCGCTTCGCTTGCTCGAAGTACCAAGCGCTGTTGTCTGGTTTAGTGGTGACTTCCGCTTGCTTGCCTTTGTGCTTGTGCTCATCAACGTGCACGTTATTACGCACGGCAATCGTCTTATAAACCTGTTTTAAATAGT